GAGGATCAACGTAAGCAAGGTACAGGTGCTCCTAAGAACTACCGTAGACGTATTGATTGGGATTGGAATAAATCATTCACTACATCCAAAGGTGCAGTCATTACTATGGCTGATCTAGTAGACAATAGTGCTATGAGTTCTTTAGATGCGTACTCTCGACGTATGGCACATCGTAACGGTTTAGGTCGTTATGGTATCACTACGGAAGCAGAGTTGGATAAGATTCTTGAATCTATCCCAGATAAATCTCCCGTAGGTACTGATCCACAGGAAGTGCGTAGGTTTTTACAAGATGTACGTGCAGATTTACTCGGTAATGCTACTGGTGCTCAAGTACCTAATAGTATCCGAGCAGCGCAGTCTCTAGCGGATATGTTTCTACTAGCAGGTTCAGGTTTACTTAGTTTAGTGGATTTGACTACACAGGTAGTTAAGACTGGTGTTATTAAGAACTTCAGTGCTATCCATCAAGGTATGAAAGCAGCTCTACAACCCATGAGTAAGTTCACTAAGGATGAAGCTAAAGACTTCACAGATATTATGACTGGGCGCTTAATGCAGGGTTCTCGTTGGAAGTGGTTTATGACTCACTACAGCGATAACTTTCAAGTCGGTGGGGGTGTTGCTGAAGCAGCTCAGTACTACGGTCAGAGTGCTCGTTTCATGAACATGTCTGAAACTGTTAAGCGTTTCCAGATTGGTTTACTTATGGGTACATATCTGAACACAACTAAGAAAGCAGCTCAAGGTAGTGCATCTGACATTAAGTTCTTAAAGACTAAGATGAATATGCATGATGACCTTATTAATGGTATTACTGCTGAGTGGAAGAAACACGGCGGTGATGTAGATGCTTGGAATGCTGATGTACGTATTGCGTATGAGCAGAAGATCATGCATGAATCTGATAACCTTGCCTTAACTATCCAGAAAGGTGAAACACCTGCAATCTTAGAGTACAACGCTGTAGGTAAGGTAATCTTCCCGTATATGCGTTATGCCTTCGCTTCACAACAGAAGGTTCTACGTAGAACACATAACCGTGATGGTGCTGTAGGCTTAGCTTTGTTATTAGCTGCACAGCTTCCTGTATCTATGTTAGTAGCGTCTGCTCAGAACATACGTCAAGGTAAAGAGCCTGATGAAGATTTAGTAGTAGGTACTGTTCGAGCTATGACAGCTCTAGGTGCTTTGAACTACCCGTTAGAACTTATTATGTCTGGGTTTGGTAATAACTCCGTCACAGCTATAGCCCCGTTCTCAAAGTCTTACAACCTAGTTGGTGAGTTCTTTGATACTTCTGGACGCTTACAGGATGGAGATTACTCCGTAGATTTTAACGATGATATTAACTGGCATAATGTGTTGAAGAACTCACCACTAAATGCTGCTACACCTTTACATTATCTATCAATAGCTTTTGAGGAATAAATATGAATGAATTAAAGTCGTACACCGAGTACGCAGTTAGTACACCTACAGCAGACTTCGTAATTGGTTTCGACTTTAACTACGGGGAAGATGCAGTAAATGTTACTGTTGATGATGTACCTGCTAATACAGCAGGTTACACTGTAGTTTATCTAAATGAAACAACTATCCGTCTATCCCCTAGTGTGCCTAGTGGGGTAGTACGTCTACAACGTGAGACTGACATTGATCAGTCGGATCATGCGTATCGTGCAGGTGCTAAGTTCATTGCTCAGACTATGGACGAGAACTTCGAGCAGCTACGACACTCCCAACAAGAGGTGCGTGATGGATTTAATAAGTTAGCTGATGACACTTATGAGATCATTGACACATTACAGGAAGTAGGTCAATCTGCACAAGATGCTGCGGATGCTGCGGAAGTTGCAGCGAGACTAGCTAATGCTGCGGCAGCCCAAGTTAATGATAAGGTCAGTTATGAGGATTTCAATAACAAACCACATAATGCTATGTTGGGTCGGGATGCTGAAGCAGCTCACCCCACGAGTTCTATTTTAGATGCTAGTGGGGTTACACAACAAGATATTAATGACTTCGGTGGGGCAAAGCGGAGAAATAAATCTGGTGGTTATGCTTTACATGCTAGAGTTGTACTGGAGAACGGTGACATCGTAAAAAGCACCATTGATGGAAATGTGAATGATCCTAATGTGGATATGGTGGGGTGGGAAAACCTAGCTGCACATCAGCGCGCAAAGAACTTGGATTCATTTTCATTCGATGATGTGCTATCTCAAAATGAGATTAACAATAGTAGAACAACAGACTTATCTGTAAAACTTCAATCTGTTTTTAATGATCCGAATATTAAAAAGATCATATTTAAGCGGCCTTACTATATTAATCAACTTGTAACATTTAACCGAGATGTTGAGTGGGAGTTTGTTGGCGAGGGTGAATTGATTTATGGCGCTACTGGAAAAATTGAAGGTGGTGGCACAGCAGAGTTAATAGGGAAACTCCCCGTAGCTGCCAATAAATACACTAAGTCTTTAAGCGTTCCTGCAGGTATCTCTGCTGGGGATGTAATTTGTATTTATAACCCTGCAGATTTTAGCTTCTCTCCTCATCGTGATTATTACCGTGATGGTCAGTTCGCAACAGTTGCAAATGTTGTATCAGGAGTCGCAACTCTCTATGACATTCTATACGCCAATTATCCAACCTCATGCGATATATATAAGATCAATCGGGCGCGTGTAACGATAAAAAATTTGAAATTTAGCGTAAATACCCCTACAAACAATATTCCGATCACCATTAAGTACGCAAAAGTAGGCTTATTCGGTTTGCAGTCCAAAGGCTCAGATCGTTATGGACTAGTACTTAGTCGCTGTTATGGTGTGGATGTAGTTGGTGTTGATGCTAAACAGTTCAAGTCTGTAGTGGACGGGTATCAATATGGTATCGCTATTGCTAACTGTCAAGACATGGTGCTTAACGGTGGTAATGCGTCTGGATCGAGACACGGTGTAACATTCGGCTCTCTTGGTGCGGAGTGCGGAGTTCCAAACCGCAATGTAAGCATCATCAATGCAACAATCATGTCTACAAGTACAAGCGCTGCTGGGGCAGATATTCACGGAAATGCTGATAATGTTAAGTATATTAACTGTACCATCCAACATGCTTCGGTGGGTGGTAAGAATATATCTATCACGGACAGTATTGTGTATGGCAGAGAACTGGACGGTGTAGCAGTTTGGTTTGGTGAATTAATAGGTGGTGTGGTAGAGCTTAAGCGAACAAAGATTATTAGCTCTGGAGATGGTGGCTCTGCAAATTTTGGATACATTTATGCAGGCATAAATAAAGATCTAAGAGAGCCGTTATTTATTGATGCGGATGATGTAACTCTATCCGCGCCAAATTCAACATCGGTAAGCGTACTTTTACGTGTTGCCGTCGTAAATAACTTGCAGCTCACTAAAAAGATTAACGTAGCTGTTAATGAGATTAAGGGTTTCGATTTACCAGCATTACAAGCCATCCTACACTTTCAGTTCGGCTCAAGTGGATCAACGACTAAAATCCCAGTTGGCACTGTTTCTGTTGATAACATTCGATCTCTCCCACCATGCGCTATCCTTTTCACAACGTCAGATTGGGATGCGAGCTATGATTTGAAACTCATGAAGCAGAGTGGTAGCCAAGTCATAAATACTGGGAATGGGGCGCAAACACTTGTGCAAGGCGCATTAACCAACTTTAAGTATCGCTACCCTGTTGTGCCAAACCTAACAATGTCAGTATCAACCGCAGACAGTTCGTGGAATGCAGCATTCTCTACAACACCAATTAGTGCTGTAGGATCAGTTCGCAGCAACTATGTGGCTCCTGCAATCCAATCACCTGCTGCAATGCCAGCAAGTAAAAATATCACTGTTGGTTGGGAAGTTGGGGTTTAAAAATAAAGCCCTTCGGGGCTTTGATTATTTATTTCTTATATTGGGGGTATTTTTTTATGCAAAATAACGCAATAGATAAAAGTGATTATCAAGAATATCTTGATGCAGGTCTTGATGAAAAATTACTGGGTGATTGGTATCAATACGACCACTCAAAGGGATTCAAGATAAACCTTATAAAAAGAACTAGACAATTAATTAATCGCTTTGAAGAAAACCCGTTGTCGTTTACTCAATCGGATTTTACGGAGTTTGATCACCTATATGATGTGCTAGGGAATCGTGGGAATAAGCATCTAAAGAAATTTGGTGTTTCTTTCAACTAAAGCCCCTCAGGTTTTTTTTATTTCTCGGTAAAAGTGCTATTATCGGTAAAACTGATATAGGTGTTTTAAATTGAAATCACTACTAGAATCTATAGAGAAAACGCAACGCTAAACTTATACAAGGAGTATAAATGAACTTCATAGATCAGGTCTATGTGGCTCTGATCTATGTAGGGTCGGAGCTGTACAAACACATTCATATTATTATGGGAGTAGTGCTAGCTATGACTATCTCATTTTTAAAAGCAAGTAAGGATTCTAAGAAACAGAATTGGGGTGAGAACATCCTATGCGGCATCTTTGCAGGTATCGCTTTAACAGGTATCACTGTAATTCAGTTCTTAGTAGAGTTATGGTTTAACTTACCAGACGGTATGGTTATCCCTACATCATTATTAGTAGGTGTTGTGTCAGGTGTAATAGCTTGGCATGGTACTGATGGTACAGTTAAATTAATTAGAGAATTTAGGAGTTCTAAAGATGGCAGTAAGCCTACAGAAGATTCAGAGTGAAGCTAAACGCTTAGGTGTAGAAGTAGCAGCATTACGTGCTATCTTAGAGAAAGAGAGTTCTGGTTCAGGCTTTAATGCTGATGGTACACCTAAGATTCTATATGAACGTCATGTGATGTACCAACGCTTAACAGAACACTTTGGTGTAGCTACAGCTAAATATTGGGCTACTGGGCGATCTGATCTAGTATACTCTAAGGGTTATGGTGCAGGTGGTTATGGTAAGTACAGCGAACAACCTAAGAAGTTAGAAGCTGCTGCTGCTATTGATCGTATCAGTGCTTTAGAGAGTTGTTCTTGGGGTATTGCTCAGATCATGGGCTACCATTGGAAACTCTGCGGCTTCAGCTCTGTACAACAGTTTGTGAATGCTATGTACAAGTCTGAAGATTCTCAATTTGAAGTCTTTGTTAAGTTCCTAGAAGGTTCGGGTATTGTACCTTATCTGAAGAAACTTGATTGGGCTAATGTAGCTCTACGATACAATGGTAAGAACTACAAGCAGAATAACTACGATGTAGACCTTAAACGGTACTACTTAAAATTTAAGGGTTAGGTATGACTAAGAAAACAGGTGCTAGTACATCTCGACTCACGCTGCTCCATGAATTACTTGTGGAGCAGATTATCTTTGAGTTCGAGTTCTACAAAGCTGAAGGTATCCCTATGAGTGCTACCGATAAGCAAGTAGCATTATCCCTATTGAAACAAGAAGGTATTACAGCTACACCTGATAACGAGGATATTCAACGTCTGCAAGAAGTTGCTGCTCGTATCAAGGATGAAGCTAAGAAAGAAGTTGCTACCAGTATCCTAGCTGAAGTTCAAGAAGCTACAGATGGTATTGGTGCGTATTTAAATTAGTTTAAACTAAGGAAGTTAAATGGTATCTGAAACAGTTGTTAGTCGGTATAAAACGCTACATACAGCGTGTCAGAAGTGGTTACACAACCCCAGAGCTATACCGCTAGAGGAGCGTGAGTTACTTGCTACTATCTGTGCAGGTACATTCCGAGAATTCAAAGACTTCGCTGAAGTTGGTATGCAGAAGCTCGGCTTTAAGCTCTCAGAGATACAAGCAGACATCTCTGAGTACATGCAGTACGGTGCACGTAAACGTATGGTACAGGCTCAGCGTGGTCAAGCTAAGAGTACCTTAGCTGCTTTGTATTGTATCTGGTTACTTATTCAGAAGCCTAAGTACCGTATCCTGATCGTGTCTGGAGGTGGGGATCAGGCAGATGACGTAGCGATCCTGATTACACGTTTGATTATGGATTGGAGTATCCTTTGTTGGTTACGTCCAGATACTACTAGAGGAGATCGGGATAGTGCTACGAATTTCGATGTGCATTTAGACCTCAAGGGTATTGATAAATCTGCATCTGTGGTATCAGTAGGTATTACTGGTAGTATGACTGGTAAACGTGCCGACTTCATCCTTGCAGATGATATTGAGACACCGAAGAACTCCATGACACAACCTATGCGGGAAACACTAGCGCTACGCTCTACTGAGTTCGCAGCTCTGTGTATCTCAGGTGAGATCATGTACTTAGGTACGCCACAGACTAAAGACTCCGTATATCGCTTACTACCTCAACGTGGTTATGATGTGCGTATCTGGACAGGGCGTTACCCTACTAATGAGGAACTAGAGCGCTACGGTGCGGGTACTCAGATTGCGCCTATGATCCTACAACGGTTACTAGAGAACCCAGACCTACAAACAGGTGGTGGTATCACTGGTAAGCGAGGTCAACCTACTGACCCTAATCACATATCGGAAGTGATCCTACAGGATAAAGAGTTAGATTATGGTGAGGAAGGTTTTAACTTACAGTACATGCTCGACACAACGCTCTCAGATGCTCTTAGAACGAAGATTAAGTTAAGTGATATGGTAGTACTAGGGGTAGGCTCAGAGAACGCTCCTGAGAGCGTACAGTGGTCTTGTGACCCATCTAAAGGGTACAAGGAGCTGAACCCTGCTATTAGTTCATTCAGAATGTACTGGGGAGCAGGTGCTTCAGAGAAGTACGTACCGTATGAGCACAAGGTTATGTGTATCGATCCCGCAGGTGATGGTGGCGATGAACTAGCTTATGCAGCAGGTGCAGCTACCAATAGTTATATCTACCTACTATCTGTAGGTGGTTATAAAGGTGGTTTATCAGAACAGAACATGAACCGTATTATTGCTAAGATGGTTCAACTTGATATTAAGGATTTACAGATCGAGAAGAACATGGGTCATGGTGCAGTAACTAACTTATTCAAAGCGCAGTTAGATAAGCTACGTTTATGGTGCTCTATAAGCTCTACAGACGAGAGTTTCCTATCGTTCCTTGCAATGGTACAGCTTACCCCACAAACGCTCGCTATGAAGCTCTCAGGCTTCGGTGTGAATGACTACCACGTAACAGGTCAGAAAGAGAAACGTATCATTGATACTATCTCCCCTGTAACCCGTAGACATAAGTTAGTGGTTAGTGCAGAAGCTATTGCTGAAGATTGGGAAATGTGTCAACAACACACACAGGACAAGCGAGTATTCTATAGTGCGTTCTACCAACTAGGTAACATCACGTACGATAGACAATCGTTGGTTAAGGATGACCGAGCCGATGCTGTACAGGCTGTTGTAGAGCGATTACAGGGCTTCTTAGCTAAAGATGAACATAAGGTAGCTGTAGAGCGAGAACAAGCTGCTATGGGCGAATGGATGCGTAATCCGATGGGTTACAATGATAGTCAGTACAGACAAGCGACTAGAGGTCGTCCACGTATAGGATCAGGTTCAAATATGAACCGTAGAGGTTTTGGAGGTAAACGGTGAGTGATTATGGTAGTAGACCTAATGGGTCAAAGAAGGGTAAGGGTTACTTTGGTGAACTTATTAATAAGGATGGTGATGTTGTTACCGAAATGACCGTAGGTGTAAATATAGATGGACAGGAAGTTGATATACCTGTAGTAAACCCGTTTATGTCAGGTGAGGATATTAATACACTCTTGAATTTACCTGAAGATAAACCCATCCCAAATAAGTTAATACGTAGTGCTATTGATTTTGCATTATACAGAAAACAACAAGGTTTATCACCTTATGCAGAAAGTAGTGAGGAAGGGTCTGTACCTGTACCAAAGGGCGTGAAACGCTACAAAAGTAATTTAGGGGTAGAGTGATGTACCAAGAGAGGCTACAACTATTACAGAAGATTAAACAACAACTTGATGAAGCTAAGAGATTAAATGCTGAGTCGAGATTACTACTAGACTCAATCAAAGGAGATTAAATGTCTACATTAAATGAAGTGAAAGATAAGGCTAAAGAAGCATTAAAGGAAGTAGATACTGAGGTACTAAAAGAGAACATCGGTATTGTATTAGATACAGTTGAGACAATCAATAAGACTAATACTTCTAGTAAAGCAGACAACATCCAACGTGGTGTTCAGGATGCTCGTAAGGTACTAGGTGTACTGAGTCTCTTGAAGGCTGTTTTAAGCGTGTTTAAGCGTAAGTAAAGCAATTGTAGGTAAATGCTTAAGGAACTCTGTAGAATCGCTCTATGGAGTTCCTGTGAGCTTGTAGGAGGTAGTATGTTTAGTATTGAGATTATGCAACGGAATTTATGTAGTGGTGGTGTAATGCTACCTGAGAATTTATCTAAAGCAGATGTGCATAGGTGGATGAAGGAACAACGAAGTAAACGTAGGTTGTTGCGAGTACTAACTCGAACCCAAAATTTGATAGAAATTTACGACGGGGTGTCCCCACCACCACGCAAGCGACTTCCCCCGTGTACACCTCTCAGTAGGACTTCTCAGAACATCATATCATAGGTACTTGGGTATCTGTCAAGAGTTTCATCATAGAATACTAATAGGAATATTCAATGGAGTACTTATAGGTATTTATATAGATATATCTTGACAGTACTATCAGATGTATGCTACGTGCGTATACGTATATATATAGAGTACTATTGGAGTACAGTTAGAGTACAGTTAGAGTACATCTATAGTTCTTGAGTCTACGACTCTATGGTTCGGGTGTGTTCTCTTGGTGGCTTACTTCTTTTGCTCTATAGATTAGTTAGCTTACTTCTTTTTGTCCTATCATCTTATTGGCTCACTTCTTTTCGACTTCCTATCAATCACTATATAGATACTTATATAGATACTCTATGAATCTATACCTTATATTCTTATCTTATCCTCTATAGGTATTCTTATAGAGATTCTTATAAGTACATATAGATACTTTACTTTAGGTATCTTTTCTATCTTTTCTATCAATACCCACCTCAATATAACTTATATATATATATCAATGAGTTATACTAGGGTATAAAACGTTTATATAGTACTTTATAGATATACCAGTATAGATTTATTTAAATATTTAATACTTTTAATATCAATCACTTATAAGATATATTGAAATTTATTTAAAATTATTTATGATTTAGTGCTTGACGTACTGAATCGATTGAATCATAATGCACTCATACCAAGACGGAACGAAAGGAAAGTTAAGGTACTTGATAGGGACGACCTACCAAGATAAATATTTTAAAAGTTTTGATTTAGTGCTTGACAATACCGAACAAGGTGTTTAAAGTACGAATCAAGATAGATTGTTAAGGTTGAACCAAGTACGGGTGACTTGCACGGAACGGCTAAAGCAATCCCTATCAGATGATGATAGGATACTCCTTAAAGCATACTAAGCGAAAGACTACACTGTAGTAAGCCTAGCACCTAGCAAGTGCAATGACGGATACCTACGGTTATGCATGAGCAATGAAAGCTCAAAGAGTTTATTTATAGTATGACCTAGTGTAGTTGTTAGGTCATGCGATTAAGTAAACACAACTAAGAGAGAGATATACCATGTGTAAATACAATGAATACGAATTAGAACGGATGTACGATGAGTTCTTAGATGAGTGCTACCCGACTGTAAATGTGTGCGGTTATGACTTTGACCCTAGCCGTGCATTGAAAGAGCTAGACCCTACTGCTTACCGATGTGGGTTCTTAGATTGGTGTGATCAGGAAGGTTACGACATGGATTGAGGTGCGTGCTGTACTCTCAGGTAAGATTCGTATAGCGTATCAAGTAATGCAAGTGTATATGGTGGAGTGTGGACTATGAGTAAGACGAAGTGTTTAAAGTGGCAACCTGTACGTAACTACTGGTGGCATCCAAATATTAATGGGCTGTGGAATATGGACGACTACGGAAACTTATACCGTGTAAGACGTTGGGAAGTGCTAGGGCGTTTACGTTGGGGGATTGATCTATGAAAGAATGTGTAATTCAGGTGCAATCACAACATCACTTGGATGCTATTATTGGACGTGTACGTAGCTTAGGCGGTAAGTACGAGCACTTTAAGTACAGTCACACACCTAATGGTACAATGTACGACATGTATCAAGGTTGGCTAGACATGGGATTACCCGTGTATGTATGGTTAGCCAATCAGTCTGCAGGGTTAAAAGCGCACCTACACAATCATGACTGTGATTGTGAGGTACTGGTGTCTGTGCAAGATGCTGTCGAGTACTTAGGTTTACAGTAGTGTATTTATAACAGCATTCTAAGGGATGCTGTTAGTAAGTACTCAATTGTGTGTGCTTAGTCCCTAATGTAAGAGGATTTAATAATGCCTGAATTAAAATACATTATAGCTATCCCTGTTAAAGACTACGAGGATGCTTTGAAGAAAGTACAGAAGTTCGTGAAGCGGGGTTTTGTGGATGATACTACGTGGAATAGTGATTCAAAGTACCGCCAAAATTGTACTCATGTGGTAGTATATCCATGTGGTTTGATCTGTATACATAACCATGCAGGTTGCGATACAGTCGCTATCCTGAACCATGTCCGTGATGTGGAGCAACACTATGCCTAAGATTAATACAAGTGTGTGTATTAAAGTGCATAGCTTCACGCATTGGTTAGAACTACAGTTCGACCTAGAAGCTATGGGCTATGTTGTAGATACTGCGTACAGTGAGAGTATTATCGCTAAGAATCCACGCTTTAAAGGGCTGTACTTGCATATCGAACCAGACTTCACAGCATGTCTGCACACTCACACGTTCGGTGCTGAAGTACAACCTAATTTTGAATACATTATTAATGAGTTACCACAACGTCCCAAAGGAAAAGTACTATGAAACTAGAAGATATTAAATTAGGTGTACGAGTACGCTGCACAGCAGACAGTGCTCGCTCATATAACCAAGTAGGTACACTTATGGATGCTGAACCGCCTTTACTATGGGTTAAGTTCGATGATGCTAAGTACAATAACACGTTAGTACCTGCGGAAGAACTAAGCGTCGGTGAAGCTACACGCTGCACAGCTTGCCACTATAAATCACTTGAGGTAGTTACAGAATGAAACTAAAGAACATTAAAGTAGGTACTAAGGTTGTACCTAAGAAAGCTTATAAAGCTCAGTACAATAAGCCTGATGTAAGCACAATTAAATTCTACTCTAATTTCATTACATTAGATAACGATAACTCAAGCTATACGCCTGATTACTTCTGTGAAAACTACGAACTTTATAAGGAAACTGTGTAATGTTAAAAACTAAAGCATCTCCAAAAGCTAACCGCTATGTACCTAACCGCTTCAACAATTTGAAGTGGATTCAGAACCCTGTAACTAACCATAAGGTAGAGCAGTTACTACGTGCTGTACTGCACCCAAGTATTGTGTTTGATGAAGTAAACCCTGTACTAGGTGTTCATGCAGAATATAGTCAGGTACTCACCGAGCAGAAAGACTTAGACACCTTATGCATCGGTGTAGCAGACGAGCTTGGCTACCGTTTAGCTCCTGAAACTAACTCTTGGTTGATCCGTAATGGTATTAAACCTAATGCGTTCTTGTTAGCCTTGAACCAAGTACAGATTGAAGGTATCCCTGCAATGTTAGAACGTGATGGGAAGTTATATACCTTGTTCTGTGCGCTGTATGGTGTAGCTTATGAAGCTGTGTTCCAAGCTCAAGAAATGAACCGACAGTACACACAGTACGTCAAGCAATACGGTGTACCTAAGCACTTCACAACGCAAGGTGTTTACAACGATCCTAACAAATTATATGAGGTAGTTTAATATGGAACTCAAAGATGTGTACGTAGGGCAGCTAGTCCGTGTTGCGAGTGCTGTACCTACAGGATTTAATTATAACACGTTCAGTGTGTACGGTGAGCGTGAGGGTACTGTGTTAATGGTTGACCGTGAGGACTACTCATTACAGGTGTGTATTGAACTCTTAGATGGTACTGAAACATGGGGACGTGTACAAGATATTGAACCTGTGTCAACGGTACTTAAATTCAACTGTCGCAAACCTAATGTACTACAACGAATCTGGAATTACTTACGAGGTATTAAATAATGAAACTTGAGAATGCAAAAGTAGGTACTAAGGTACGTGTTAAAACTGAATTGTTTGGAGGTGTATTAACTTTCTATATGCGACATCATGGTGCAGTAGGTACGATTATCAAAGCTCCTGATGTAGACGGGGATGTGGAAGTAGAGTTCTCAGATGGGCGTACTGACTGGGGACATTACAGTAATCTTAAACGTATTAAGGAGAAACACTCATGAAGGCTAAGAACGCTATTGGAGGCGCTAAGGTAAAGATTAAACGCAGTTCAAAGTGGTATTGTGATGAGAGTCGATGCAACCCTAAAGATACTACAGGGACTATTACATCCTTCAGTTTAGAAGCTGACACAGCAGGGGATTTCAGTACTAACGTGTACTGGGATAACGGGTGTACCAATATTTACCGTTTGGTAGACTTGAAATTAGTTAAGGAGTAAGTCATGAAGATTAAGAACATTAAAGTTGGTGTACGAGTACAATCTAAAGTAGACTCATTCGGTGTACGTGTTGGCGATGTAGGTACAGTGCTTGAGGTATCTTGTGCACCGTATGTTCAGTGGGATCGTGCTGATGCTAATTGTACTGATTGCGAAGGTACACCATGCACAGCACTCTGGTACACTGAATTACGCAAGTACAAGGAGTAAGGTATGTTACCTAGTGATGAAGAAATTACACGAGCTATTAAAGAAGCGGGTCACGACAAACCAAAGGGGTAAGCAATGCATCACAGCGAATGGTTATCGAAAGCTAAGCAAGTACCTGTAGGTCAGAAGCGTAGGGTAGATCATGGCTGTGGTGCTACGAAATCCTTAGATGTATGGAATAACTCAGACTCTTGGAGTGCGTACTGTCACCGATGTAAGACTTCAGGTAAGCAGTACAAAGAGTTCTATGAGGAAGTACCGAAAGATACTGTAGTGTACAGGAAGTACTGTAATACGAAAGACCTCATAGAACTCTCTGAATTAGCGTGTACACGTCCTTTGCTGTACAAGCGTGTGATAGTACTACTACAAGCTAAAGGTGTCTCTACGGAGCTACTACGAGCTGTAGGAGCGTGTCTGAAGTACAACGTCATGGATCACAGGTTAGTGCTACGATTTCCCCGTGTAGATTTAGGGAGAGATTGTACAGGGATTAATGGTGCTAAGTGGTTAAGGTACTACAGGGATGACGGTGACGGGTATCTGTACTTGCAAGGTGAAAATGTACTTGATAAGCGTGTGTGTATCACTGAGGACTTCTTCAGTGCTGCCAAGATACGCTATTATACAGGGCTGAGTGCTCTGTGTTTGCTCGGAACGTCACTAGATGATACTAAGGTACATCTTCTGATGAACAAGTTTGTATACGTCTGTACAGACGGAGATCAGGCAGGGTACGATTGCTATGATCAAATTAAGCGTAGGTTAGCACCTCTAGGTGTTGATGTACTAAATAAAATTACTGATGGGTATGATCCTAAAGACCTAACCCCACAGGAACTAAGAGAGTTATTGTTATGAAACTTAAAAATGCTGTTATCGGAAAAGTTGTACAGATTAAAGACATCTACGAAGCACCTACAGAGTGCTCAGATCGTACAGCGTATGGGTACGGTGTGAATATAGAAGAATATACAGGGGTTATTGTATGCCGACCTGATGTAGATGGGGATGTACGTGTAGAGTTTGATGATCGGTTTAAACACACTATCTACCCTAACCGAAATTACTTGTATGTACACCACAGCAAACTACGTAAGGTAAAATAATGTTAGATAACAACCTGTTACAAGCCCTAAGAACACGTAAGCGATATGATACTTTATACGCTTATGTACCCTTAGAATCCTTTAGCCCAGATACCCGAAGGATGCTTGAGTACTTCGGGTTGTATTTCAAGAGTTACCCTGAGCACGATGCTGTTCAGAGTGACACATTAGAAACACTGGTGAAGCTGAAGTGCAAACCTAGCACTGAGCAGTTAGCAATCTTCAAGCAGTTACTAAAGTCTTTAGATGTACCTGTAACACAGGAAGTTATCACTCAAACGATTGCGCAATTAAATGAGTTACGTTACGAGGGTAAGCTACGTATACTTCTACAGCGTTATAAGGACGGTGAGGAGGTTGATTTACTCACAGAGGTACATACCCTAACGCAAGGTGTTAGAAGCCAAACAGACGTATATGGTGACGCTCCGTGGGCTGATGGTGATGTATGGGAGTACATCCAAGCTGAAGCAGATGATGCGGGTTATATCTTGGACTTCCTACCTGAAGCTATCCCTGAGAATGTTAAGGGTATTACCGCAGGTAAGAACATAGGTGTAGCAATGCCGACTGACAAAGGTAAGACTTCTTTGTTCTGTGCTGCTGCTGTGAGCTTCGCTAAGCAACACAAGGAGTTCCTCAAGACAGGTTACGAAAAGGAGTTCAGACCTTTGCTGTACCTAGTGAATGAGGGTACTGCTGAGAGTATCACACCACGTATCTATCAGACTGCTTTAGGTATTACGAATGAGCAGTTGTTTGATCTAGGTAAGCGTGTTGGTGGGCAAGGTATTGTTGATGAATACGTTAAGGCAGTAGGTCGTAAGGATGCTATACGATTAGTGAATATTCATGGTTGGACTACCTCACAAGTAGCTACGTTAATCGAGAAGCATAACCCGTTCTGTGTGATGACTGATATGACTGGACGTATCCGTTCTGTAGGTTCTCAAGGTGCGAATGATGTACAGCAACTTGAAACTGTATGGGATACTATGCGACAGTTCACAGCGATCTACCAGATGTTTCACATCGGCAGTATTCAGATTAGTGCTGAAGGCTTCGACCTGTTATTCCCACCTTTGAGTGCATGTCAGAACAGTAAGACAGGCATTCAGACTACACTAGACCTAGCTATATGGGGAGGTGCTTACGCTCAACCTGATAGCAACCAAGAGTTCCTACGGGGTATTAGTACACCTAAGAACAAACTTAAACGCTCAGGTAAGAAGTCTTACATTAAAGCTGAGACTACATTTAACCCTGATTTAAATACATGGAAATGATTATGAAACTTAAAAATGTTAAAGTTGGTCAAGTTGTTGAAGTTAAGCAGGCCAATGATACTTTTGATGATAACTACAAAGGTGCATACGGTACAGTAGATCACGTGGAGGATGTTGGCTACAGTGGTTATCTTACTGTGAATGTACGTTTCCCTGATGGTTGCGCAGATTGGGGTAATCACCATGATATTAAACTCCTCGAAGATGTAGATTAATACGTTTTTAGGGTACTTATAAGTTAATGATTTATAAGTACCATTTATATTGAGGTGGGTATTAGAGAGATAGATATGAGAGTAAAATTAAATACTGTTATAGATATACTATTATGTATTATATTAATACAGATTATAGTACTACTTAGTATATTACTTATATGGAGTACATAGATGAACTATAATATTAGATGTAGTACATGTGGAAGATTATTATTCTTCTGTCAATGTGGAGTAACAGCATGACGTTCTGTATTTTAGATTTAGAGAGGTGTATATGTTTGTAATCTGTGATCTTGAGACCCAGACTAATGAGTGGTATGGGAACAACAGTTCACCACATAATCCTGATAACTGGATTGTAGCAGCAGGTTGGTGCATTGATAACCAAGATATTCAAAGTGAGTACTTCCCATCAAAGGAGTTAGCACTTAGTAGTAACTGGTTAGAACGTGCATTAGAGGGTCAGAAGTACTTAGTGGCACACAA